TATTTTTCATCAAGAGGTATAGCACTAACTTGCATAGAATTTTCTAAATCAAAAATCTTTTTATGGATTAAATTAGCTTCTTTAGTTATTTCTTTTTCATTTTTAAACCATAATTCAGTATCGTAATGAATTAAATCGTAAGTTTTAGATAACCACTCCAAAAACTTTTCTTTTGTTATCCCGTTTAAAATCATAGTATTTCTGTGTTTAGGATTGAGATTTCTATATCTTCCCAAGAATTTATATTGCAACCTAAGAATTTATCTACTGCTATTACACTTACACTTATCTTCTTTTTAAGTTCCTCTTGAATTAAGTCGGTTACATTATTAAAGTGAGTAAATATCCTATCGCTTTGTATATATAAGTCCTCCCAACTCTCATAACCTTGCTCAATAGCGTAGGTATTCATTATTTCGTCTTTTGTCATATCTTAATATATTGGTGGTTTTGGTTTCTCGATTGGTTGGTAGTGAGTTGGAAATAATCTTAAATTCAAATTCACATCATGATACCATCTTTTACTTTCATACATAAATTTAGCTAATACAATTTCCTTGTCATCATACACCCAAAATTCTACAATATTCTCATCTTTAGGCAAATCATCTTCGCTTTCAATTTTAATCCAACCATTATTTGTTTCTATTCCTTGTAGGGATTTAGGTCTTATTTCGAAAAGTTTTCTTTCTCTTTTGTCAATAGTTAATAAATCTTCGTAGTACTGAGACACAAATCCGTTATTATTTAACGCTTTTTTCTGATTTTCTTTAGATATTTTACTCCAATTCTCTCCCCACGCTTCCTTAATCTTTTCTTCTTTTGTCATAGTTTATTTGTTTTATTTATTTTCAACTTCGTTGCGCCAATCTGGTAGTTAGTGGCAAGGCTATACCAAACCACTATCCAACACTTTGAAATCAATCCAATGTCTGTAATCGTCTGAGTCTACCCAAATTTCTAATTCGACTTGATACATTTTACCACTTTCCATATTTTCAATAAGTTCGGGTAAATTACTATCTTCTTTCTTAAATAGAAATTCATCTAACATTTGCCAGTTTGGTAACCATCCGTTTATAAATATAGAATTTGGGTCAACGATGTAATCATCATCGAGATTAATCATTTCAAAAGTAAGTTTTGTTTTTTCTGCCATTGTATTTAGTTTTGTGAGAATCCCAGCCACTAACACCACATAGGCAATATGGCGGGCTCTCGGTTAATTTAAAGTTTAGTTTTTCAAATAAAGTTTATTGCTTACAGATAGTTTTCGGCTTCGATTTCCGCCACATCGCCAATCATGCTCTACCACTTCCAATTCTGTTTTAGTTCCTTTAAATTCCATTCTAAATTATTTAATGCATTAATAATGAAATAATTGTGCTTAATAACAGGATAATACCTGTTACAGCTAAATGTAGTAATGTTTCCTTTTTCATAATTATTTATTTTATTTTACAAATATATTATAATATTTTAAATAAGGCATAATAATTTCGTTAAAATTTTCAAGTGATCTAACAATATGATAATCCATACCTAAATCCTCAACTCTTTTCTGGAAATCTTTCTGAGCATCTGATTGAACTCCTATTGATGTTTTTACTTCGATATAAACGACTTTATTCGGAAAGTTAATAATTAGGTCGCTAACGCCTTTTAAAGTTCCTGTAGCCTTTAATTTCTTTGCTTCTAAAACATTTCTACTCCCACCATTCGGAACTGCAAAGATCATTAATCTAGGATTATGATGTTTCAAGCAATATTTATTATTAAAATCTAAAACAATCTGACTTTGGATATAATCTTCAGTAATTTTTTTTGACATTTTTTCTACTTTTTTTATAAAAATACGCAAAAAAACTTGAATTGAGGTTACAAATAGGTTACAAAATTTAGTTAACTAACTGAAAATAAACATTGTAACCTAAAATGAAAAAAAACGTGATTTTTAGATAAGAAAAAAACAAAAAAAAATTTACATAAAAATAAAATATATAAATTTCTATATTAATATAATATTATAGGTTACAAGGTTACAATACAATATTTATATATATAATATATTAATAATCAATAATTTATCCGTTTAAAAACTGTAACCTCGTCAGGTTACAAAAGGTTACAAAAGTTACAAACTAGGTTACAACGTTGATAATCAATAATTTATAAAACAAAAAAAATCCCACTTATTAGGTGGGATTTGGAATATTGGATTTTATTAAGTGGTGTTTTATTAGATTTAACCGTCTACACTATCTTTTAAAAACAATATATAGCCTTTTTTAACGGCGCCGTATTCAACTCTATGCGATTGATATTTTTGTCTATGTTTAATCATTACATCTTTTATTTGTGCTGGATGCACTTGTATTTTTGTATTAACAAGTATAATATCTAAAATGTCAGATTGATTAAATACCATACGTCTTGTAAATCCTTTTTCAGCATCGAATCTAAGCCAATTGAAAAATAATTCTTCTGCGTTCAAAATTGCATCAAAATCGGATGTTGATTCTTTCAAATATGCCTTATCTTCTTCAGAATAAAGCTGCCATTCAAAACCATTATTTAATAAAACTTTTGCTTCGTAAAACATATCTACAACATCAATCGTTTTTAAGCGTTCTAAGTCAACTGAATCAACTTTTATAGGCAATATACGTCTATTACCTGTTACGTCCTTAATAATCTCTAAATCATTACTTGTACCAGCTAAACCAGCACGACGTTTATAATTATTTGCTTCACGCGTATATGGACGACGTTGTCTATCGATATTTCGATCTGATAAAGATTTATATTCCTTAATATCTTTGAATGCTTTTCCTCCGAACTCATCATCCATAACAAGTAAATTTGTACATAATTCCAAACGTGCATCTTTGTCATCTGATGATAAGCGAACCGAATCATTGTAATAAGAATATAAATCTTTTGGCATTATATTTCTAAAAAAAGATGTTTTACCAGTTCCTCCCTCAACACCAGCTAAAACCAATGTAAGCGGACTAACCTCTTTCGCACTATATGCCGATGTCCAATTGTGGACCATTCCAACGATCCATTTTTTAAACGCCCATCGATTATATTTTGAAATAGGTTTAACACAATCAATATAAGAATCAATAATTCCTGTTCCTTCAAATTTTTGTGAACCTTCAAAGAAATCTTGTATAGGATCTATTTTCTGAATTTGCCGCGAATAAATAATACTCTTAACATCTTCCTTAGGTACTTTATCGAAATTCTTTTTACATGTAATGTAAATTTCATTCAAAAATCCATCAGAAAATTCTTCACCATTTACAAATAATTGATCCGTTAAAGTATTTCGTCTAATTTCGTATGCTTCATGAATAAACGATTCTAAAACCTCAATTTCTGAATCACCTTGATTTATAAGTTTTGAATAATCTTTTTTAGAATCAATTAAATTCTGAATAAGCACCGCATCATTATCAGTTATTTCAATATCATGAGTTACTTTAAGATTAGATGCAATAGAGTTAATTGTTGGATTACCTTGCGCCTTAGCTACTTTTACCTTATTAATAATAGCTTTTGTTTTTTCAGAATAAATCTGAATACCAGCTTCTTTACAGTAATGATAAAAAGTACCAATACCAACTCTTCCATCTTTATTTTGACAAAATTGTTTATATTGTTTAGGTGCGTTTTTGGTATCATATTTTGAACCAATCGAACAAACAGTATGAAAAGCATTTTCTCCAGATGGACCAAACTCAGATGCAAGCGCTAAACCAACGTGCATAAATCTAAAATAATCATCTTGACAAATATCAATTCGTCTATCTGTTATTTGCTGCACAACAAAATCAAAGTCATATTGAATGAAAATATAATCATCAACTTTTGTCGGAGGGCGCTGTTTTTTTATGTTTTTAGCAATGAATTTATTTGCTTTTTCATTAACATAAATATCAGGATCAAACGAAACAAAACGAAATCTAGCTTTATCTTTACACGATCTATCTGTTACAACATTGTATGTTTTAAAATAATATTCTTCAAGTCCTAAATACGATTCTAAAAACTTTTCTGGATCAATTTTAACGAAAATACAAACACCATTACCAGATAAAGAGTAATGCAGAATAGAAGTATACTTATCATTTCTAAGCGAATAATACAATTCGTTATCAATACGAGTATCAACATCAATATCAACAACAATATAACCGTTAAGCTCTTTAATTTGCTTATCGCTTCGAATTTGATTTGGATTTATTATACACGATCCGGTTATTCCTGGAGGTGGATTTTTTGTCTTTGCTTTTTTATACACTTCCATTCCATCCACTTCAAGTACTTCACGTAATGGTAAGACATAATCCTGCCAATAACCATTGCGTATAAAAGTTATATAATCTGAAAGTGAAAGATTTTTTATAGAAGGCTCTTTATAGGAATTAAAAAGCGATACTAACGATTCTGACATTTTTGTGTTTTATTTATTTTTTTTTGGATTACAAATGTAAGTAAAAGTATTTTTTCATTAAACTTAAAATATTATTTTAAATTACAAATAATATTTTTCTAATTTTTCAAATACTTTATTTCGAAGATACTCTAAAGTACGATTCGAACCGCTTTTAATATCTTGTTTTCGTATTAAAACAAAGTAATTTTTGTAGAGCATATTATCAACTTTTTTTCGAAGTTCACCACTTTGTTGCGCACTAAGATAACTTTCTTTTGTTACGCGATAAAATATAAACATATCGACAATTTTTCCGATAAGTATTTTAAATGCAAAGTTTATATTTTCTTCTCTTTTAATTGTATATTGATAGATTTTTTCAGCATTTGGTGGCGGTATTTTTCTAATTGGTTCTAAAACTTCATCACTTAAAACTTTTGGCGCTTTTTCTTTTTTACGTTCCATTTCATGCCCGCACTCTGGACATTCTTTTAAACCTTTTGGAAATAAAGCACCGCAATTTTCGCAATCTTGAACATCTATAACATTCATTAATTTTTGACGTTCTTCTCCTATGCCTTCCCAAAATATACGCTCCCAATCACGAGTTGGATCGGACCATTCAAGATGCCGGTCAATATTTCCACCTCCATCAATTACAATAAAAGAATCTTTAAAAATCTTATCTGTAATACGTCCACCACGTCCGACCATTTGCAAATAAAGAGATAAAGAGTTTGTGGGGCGGTTTAAAATAATAGCCTGCACATCGGTTACATCAAAACCAGTTGTAAATACACCACAATTTAAAAGCACTGCATCTGGTGTGTCCTCAAACCATTTAATAAGATCTTTTCTGTCTCCAGATTCTTCTTTATTATTAGAATCGAACATTCGAACATTTGTGTAACCAGCATCCAAAAACTTTTCATAAAGCTTTTTATTAACTTTTGTTGATGAATTAAAAATCATTGTCTTTTTACCATCACAAAGTTTTTCATAATTCAAAATAACATTGAAAACGGCTGAACCACTTCCATAAGTTTCGTCAATAGATTTAGTTGTAAATTCACCATCTTTATCAGTTTTTAGATTTGAATTATCGGTGTAATTTTCAACGAATGAAATTTCACGCACTAAATAACCTTGTTCAATCAACCAATCAATGGATGGACCTATAACAATATCATCATAAATCTGTGACATTGCAAAAGGTTTAGAATATTCATCCGTTTCTTGACTACAACATTCACCTTCATAATCATAATCAGTCATACATCTATGACATCTGTAAAATGTTTCTCGTTTTAAAACAACCGGAGTAGCGGTGCATCCTAATATTTTAGCATTTTCAAAATATTCAAATACTTTATTGAAAATCAAAATATGACACTCATCACAAATAACCAATCCAACATTTTTAAAAAAGTAAGGATTTTTAATTAATCGGTTATTTATTGTTTCGATCATCCCGACATAAACATCTGCATGATGCTTAAGTTTTTTAACTTTAGCCGTTACAGATTCGCACGTTAAACCTACTTTATTCATAGATTTTATTGTCTGATCGACAAGTTCGTTTCTATGGCATAAAACAACAATTTTCTGTTTCTTTTCTTCTGCCCATTTTTTGGATAACATAGTGAAGCAGAAAGTCTTACCTGCTCCGGTAGAGAGTTGGTAAAGTACCTTTTGGCATGTCTGGAATTTTTCTAAAATAGAATCTACTCCAGATACTTGGTAATCTCGTGGTTTAAACATTATAGATTTATTTCTAGTTCTTCATTTGTTAGTGCGAAATAAAGGTTTTGAAGTTGGTGTAGGTATTTAATTTCTGAATCTATAAACCCTTGAATTTTTAAAGAGTTAGTTACTTTTTTATCACCTCTTAAATGAACTCCATTTAAATCCCAATAAGCCAACCCTTGCCACATATCTGCTCCTTGAATACCACATGGTCTATATTTAAACCCACATTTCAATAATATTTCTTCGGTTAGCGGGATAGGTTCTAACTCTGAAGTATTAAACAATACTAAACCTCTATTTGATTGAGTATTTAATTTATTTCTACTTATCTCAAATAAACTATACCATCTACCTTTATAACTTAAAACATTTCCTATTCTCAACTCACTACTTTTCATCCTTTTCCTCAATTTTAATTTCAACACCACATTTTTCGCACCAATCGGTAAAAGTATCTAATCTAATAGAGTGCCTTCCATTTTCACGTGTAGAAATACGATCTTGTGGCACACCTACTTTTTCGCCGAAATCGGTTTGATTTAAACCAGTTATTTTTCTTAATTTTTTAATTAATTCTGCACCTTTCATTTTACTTGTTTTTAATAATTCACAAATATAAGTAAAAAATATTTATAAAAAATAATATGTTATTAAAATAATATTTATACATTTGTTGAAATTAAAATCTTAACAAGATGCAAAATTTTAAAACATTAAAAGAACAGGTAATCCAATGGGGATTAGAAAAAGGAATTAATAATCCAGTTACACAATTCTGTAAAGTAAGTGAAGAGCTAAACGAAATCAACGACGAATTATCTGTAAAAGGTGATTATAATTTCGATAAACTATTCGACGCAATCGGTGATACTGCAGTAACATTAATTATCTTGAATTACCAAGAAGGTAGAGTATCAATGTTTTCAGATATGAAAGTATTAGACATTAAAGATCCATTAGTTGCTTTTAGACAAATTTTCGTTGCAATAGCAATGAATGATAATCGTGTATTTTATATGTTAAACGATTTAGCAGAACATTTCAATACAACATTAGAATATTGTTTAGAATTAGCTTATAATGTAATTTCTAAACGTACTGGAGAAACAATTAACGGACAATTTTATAAATCTGAGTAGTTATGCAAACACTATTTTACATCGTAATAGCTTATATAATTTCAGTATTATGTAGCTTAATTGTATTTGCTATTTATTCTTTTGATTATAGAAGCAATGTAATGGATAAAGAGGATTTTTATAGATTATTAATTATCGCATGCGTCCCAGTATTTAATATTATGTTACTACTTGGAATTTTAACAATTGAGTTTTATGAATTACTAATCTGTTTAAAAAATAAATTATTTAAAAAATGAAAAAAATAAACTTATTATCAATCAAAATTAAAAACTTCAAGGGAATTGAAGATTTTGAACTTATAAAAATCGAACAAGTGATGAATATTCACGGAGACAATGGAACATTTAAAACATCTTTATTTGATGCTGTTTCATGGCTTCTTTTCGGTAAAAATTCAATTGGAGAAACAAAGTTCGGAATTAAACGAAACGACAAAGAAGGAAATCCAATTGAAGGATTAAAAATTGAAGTAGAAGGATTGTTTGATATTAATGGCGAACACACCAAGTTATATCGTGCGCAATCAGAAACAAAAAGCGGGAACGTACAAGAATTCAAAGTAAATGATGTGCCGTTTAAATCTACTGAATATTCAAAAAAAATAGACGAAATTTGTTCAGAAACTATTTTTAAATTAATTACTAATCCAGCTTCATTTAATGCACTTAAGTGGGAGGATAAAAGACAAATTTTAGTTTCAATTGCTGGAGATTTAAAAGTTGATTTTGGTGATTTCGCTGAAAAATTAAAAGGTAAAGATTTAGAATTATATCAAAGGCAATTAAATTCAGAAGTAAAGGATCTTAAAAAACAAATGGATGAGATTCCAACGCGAATAAGTGAAGTTGAATTATCATTACAAAATTATTCTGAAAAAGAATTTAAAGAACTTGAAGCGAAATTATCTAAAAAAGAGACTTTCGAAAAGGCACATAAAAAATTAGATAGTTTAAAACGTGAAGCTGATGTATTCGAAACTCAATTAAAAAACTTACAAAATCTATATAGATCAACACGAGATGCTAAACCATCAATCAAAACTGAATGCCCTACATGCTCAACTAAATTAGATGAAAATTTAATTAAAAAATCAAAAGAAAAGTTCGAAGAAAATAAAAAAATAGAACTTGAAAAATTAGGAAAAGAAGGAACTCAACTTGCAAATGATATTACTGAACATAAAGTAAAAATCAAAACAGGAGAGGAATTTGTCGAAAGTTTACAAATCGATCAAAAAGATATTGAAAGATATGTTGAACTTAAAAATTTATCAAATTTAAACAATCGCCTGGAGGAATTAAAACAACAAGAACAAGATTTAGCACAAACTTTCGCAGACAAAGAGCATGATTTGTTTAAAATTAATGGTTTTGTTCGCCAAAAAATGGAAATGTTAGAGGAAGTTGTGAATTCTAAATTTAGTATGGTTGAATTTAGATTATTTGATCATTTAGATAAACCTAATTGTATCACAATGGTAAAATGTAAAGATAGTTCAGTAAATTATCAAGATGCAAATACAGCTTCTAAAATTAATGCTGGCGTAGATATCATTAATGTCTTATGCAATTATTATAAAGTCAATGCGCCGATATTCATTGATAATCGCGAATCAGTAACGAATTTATTAGAAACAGAATCACAGTTATTTAACTTAATTGTGGATAAAAAATGTAAAAAATTAACGGTAAAATAAAAATGACAAATCAAGAATTAGTACACCAAAAATTTGAACAATTGTTAGACGCAATTGAGCAAGGAAAAATAAATTTTAGCAAAAATTATAATCCAGTTGGAGCGTTAGAAAGTGCATATACTTATATTTTAAGCTTGAAATTCAAACATAACGATAACTTTTATAATGTTGTTGATTACGTAACAGCAGATTCAGTTTATAATTGCTTATATAAGATGCTTGTTGACAACTTGTATTCTGAAAAAAAACATTGCTCATTCATTAAAAGAGGTGATGTTTTGAATTATCAAGTTGATTATAACGGAACGATTGAATTAGCAAAAAAGGGAGGTTTAAAAGAAGTTTTTGCACATGTTGTTTATAGCTTAGACGAGTTTGAATATGAAGTAAACGAACAAGGATTAACTAAATTAATCAAACATAAGACTAACTTAGGAAATATCGATTTCAATAATATTATAGGCGCTTACGCTTCAGTAGTTCTAAATGATGGCACGCAATATATTGACGTAATGTCAATGGCTCAGATTCAACAAGCTTGGAAACAAGGATCTTCTAAAGGTAATTCAGATGCTCATAAAAACTTTAAGGATCAAATGTGTAAGAAAACAATTATTTCGCGCGCCTGTAAACCTTATGCACGTTCTGGAGGTGTTGAATTTATTGAAGAATACAAAGAAACAGACTTTGAAATAGAGGTTAAAAAAGAAATTGGAGAAAATTTAGCGACAAAAGATGTTGAATTTAATCCAGAAGAAAAAGAAGATTTACCAGATTGGATGTCTAATTAATAAAAACAAAAATTATGCAAATATTTTATATAATACTTAGCACCGCAGCAACTATTTTAATAACTATTTATTTATTTATCAATATTAATAATAGGATTAATAATGGATTTTATTAATAAATATAAATCTTCAAAACAAGATTTAACTAAAAAATCAACGCGCGTATTAATGCAATTAAAGGTAATTAGTACAGGAAGCAAAGGTAATGCTTATATAATAGGAAACGACACCGAAGCACTCTTAATTGAGTGCGGTGTTTCCTTCAAAAAAGTCAAAGAAGCATTGAATTTTAATCTAAAAAAAGTACAGGGATGTATTTTAACACATGAACATAACGACCATGCAGAATTTATTCAAGATTACGCAAAATTTGGTGTTGATATTTATTCTACACAAGGCACTTTTAGTAATTTTAAAAGTAGTCATCGATTTAAAGTAATAAAGAATTCAGATCAATTTAAAATAGGTAATTTTACTATCTTATCTTTCCCAGTGCATCATGACGTGAAAGATCCGATAGGATTCGTGATTTATCATAAAGATATTGGAAAAGTTTTATTTTGTACAGATACTTATTATATAGATTATAGATTTAAAGATATTGAAACATTTATAATCGAAGCAAATTATTCTTCTGAAACAATGGATTGTAGCAATCAATTCTTAGAAAAACGAATAATTAAATCACACATGAGTTTAGAAACATGCATTAAAACGATAAACTCTTACGATAAATCAAAAGCGAATCAAGTTATTTTAATACATTTGTCAAACAAAAATTCAGACGGCGAATATTTTAAAAACAGCGTTGAACAACAAACAGGAATTAAAACAGAAATAGCATTTAATAATAAAAATTATGAACTTAGAAGGAGTAATTAAAAAAATTTTTGAAGAACAAGTAATAACAGCATCTTTCAAAAAACGTGAATTTGTTGTTACAACACAAGAACAATATCCACAAGATATTTTAATGGAATTAACACAAGATAAAACAGGATTATTAAATCAATTTAAAGAAGGCGATTTAGTTTCTGTTGATATCAATGTTCGCGGTCGTGAGTGGATTAATCCAGAAGGAGAAGCAAAATATTTTAATACTTTACAAGCTTGGAAAATTTGGAAAAAAGAAGAAGGAACACAAGGTGCTCCAGGAGTTCCTACACCTCCATCATCACCAACACCGCCTAGTAATTCAGTTCCAGAACCACCAGCTTACAATGGCAATCCAGAGGACGACGATCTGCCTTTTTAAACATAAATACACCTTAATTAATTAGGGTGTATTTTTTTTATTTGTTATTTAAAATATTTAGTTATATATTTGTTGAAAATAAATTTATTATGAAAATAAAAGCAAGAAAAGAATATGAAAGATTTATTTAAAATAGAAGATTTGCAAGATCTACCAGCAAAAATTGAAAAAGTATTGTTTTCAAATAATAGAGATGAAATATTTAATCAACTTTTAGAGATGCACGAAAACAATCTCTCTTATGATTGGTTTCAAAATATCTATGAAAGCGAATTAGCTCAACGAAATCAAAACAAACAAGATTTTACACCAAATTCAGTAGGTGTATTACTTTCTAATCTTACTGGAATTAGTAAAGGTAAAATTTATGAACCTACTGCCGGTAATGGTTCTTTGATTATCTCAAATTGGCATTATCGTATAACTAAGTTAGGTAATGACTTTAATACTGAAGAGCATCCGGTTGAATGTTGGGAGCTTTCAAATAGATCTATACCAATTCTCCTTCTAAACCTATCTATCAGAAGAATAGTAGGAGAAGTATATCACGGAGATGTTTTAACTAAAGAAATTAAAGCAAAGTACAGATTGTCAAAAAGTAATCAATTTTCAAAAATTACAAAATTATGACACTTAATGAAATTATTCCAAAATGGCAATTTGAAAAAAAACATTTTGTAAAAAAAAGCACAATGTCTGCTTATTCTTTATTGCTTCAAAATCATATCATTCCTTTTTTCGGTAAATATGATAATATTTCTGAAGATTTAGTTCAAGAATTTGTTTTAACAAAAATAAGTGATGGATTAAGCCAAAAAACAGTAAAAGACATATTAATCATTTTAAAAATGATAATGAAATATGGAGCAAAAAAGGATTTGATAATTTTTAAACCTTGGGACATAAATTTTCCAACTGATCATACACAGCACAAAGTTGAAATTCTTACAAAAGAAGAGCATAAAAAAGCAATAGCTTACGTCAAGGAACATTTCACATTTAGAAATCTTGGTATTTTAATTTGTTTAAGCACGGGTATGCGAATAGGTGAAATATGCGCATTAAAGTGGTCTGACATAGACTTAGATTCTCAGGTAGTAAATGTTAATAGAACTATCCAAAGGATTTATGTTATTGAAAACGGAACTCGCAGAACGGAATTAATAATCGATAATCCAAAAACAAAGAATTCTAACCGTGAAATTCCTTTAACAAAAGACTTGATCAACATTTTAAAACCTTTAAAAAAACTCACAAATGAAGAGTTTTTTGTTATTACAAATGAAGAAAAACCGACAGAACCAAGAACTTATCGTAGTTATTATAAAAATCTAATGGAAAAACTGAATTTACCAGTAATTAAATTCCATGGACTACGACATAGTTTCGCGACACGATGTATAGAAGGTAAGGCAGATGTTAAAACGGTAAGTGTATTATTAGGACATTCCAATATTAGTACAACTATGAATCTTTATGTTCATCCAAATACAGAACAAAAGAAATCTGTGATAAATAACGTGTTTAAAAATTTGTAGATTATGGATGAAGTCTTGTACAATGAGATTGTTCAATATTGCAAAAAAAGATTAAGAACTAAAATTGCCGATGATATTTATGATTGTTTGGATTTAGCTCATGATATTATTTGCAATGAATCTTTTTTCGATACTAATTACAAAGTCATCGCCGACAGATTAATATATAATCGTTTAGCATTTTTTAGGGTTAAAAAAATAGACATTAATAAAATTCATTTTAAGCAAAATACAAGTGTAGAAGATGTGTTTTTTTGCAATTCCTGCAAAATAGAGTTGCCAAAATCAAAATTCCAGCTATCATGGAAGTTATGTAATAAGTGTTATAGAGAAGAGAATAAGGAAAGATTGAGAGAGGTTAATCTAAAGAGTTACTACAAACATCACGAAAAAAGATTAGCTGAAAAGAGAGCTTACGATAAAAAATATCGACAGGAAAATTTAGAAGAAGTGCGGAGAAAGGAAAGAGAGAGGTATCATCGAAATAAAAAGCAAAAACCGCTTAATAAATAAACGGTTTCTAATACTTTTTTTAGACTTTAAAAATGCTAAATAAGCTAACACAAAAATAGTAAAAAAAAATGAAAACAATAATAGCAAATCCTCCCTTTTCAATTCCTTGGGAAGCGGATAACGAACTACTTAAAGATGTACGTTTTTCAGAGTATGGAAGACTTGCACCAAAATCAAAGGCGGATTACGCCTTTATACAAGATATGATTCATCAATTACCAAAATCAAAGGCGGATTACGCCTTTATACAAGATATGATTCATCAATTGGATGAAAAAGGAATCATGGCAGTTGTTTTGCCGCACGGTGTTCTTTTTCGCGGCTCATCAGAAGGACATATCCGTAGATATTTAATTGAGAAAAAAAACTATTTAGATGCGGTTATTGGACTGCCTGGTAATTTGTTTTTCGGAACCAGTATTCCAACAGTTATTTTAATCTTTAAAAAAGATAGATTGGAAAACGATGGTGTATTGTTCATCGATGCTAGTAAAGAATTTGAGAAGCATAAAAATAAGAATAATCTTACTTCAGATCATATCGAAAAAATAACATACGTTTATTCCTTAAAAAAAACAGTAGCAAAATACAGCCATTTAGCAACTTTAAAAGAAATTAAGGAAAACGATTTCAATCTCAATATTCCTCGCTACGTGGATACATTTGAGCCAGAGCCAGAAATCGATATTGAAGAAGTGATGCAAAGTATTGATGATTTGTATGTCGAACGCCAAAGGTTAGATGTTGAAATTGATAAATACTTTATTGAATTAGGTTTGAAAAAGCCGAAAGTAGTTAAAAGAAGTTCAGATACTGATGTTTCTCAGTTTAAAATGTTCGGTTAATGATCTACAACAATTATAATCATGTTGAAAGACAAAAAACAAATATTAAGCGAATAGAAGAATGTCCAGAGTCTATATTTAAAATACCTTAAAATTATTAGGGCATATTTTTTATTTAATATTATTTGTTATTTAAAATAATTGTATTATATTTGTTAAAAATAAATTGATTATGAAAACAAGCGTTAGTATTAAATTCAATAGCATAGAAGAATATCGAGTTATTGAAAAGAAATTAGAGGAGTTGGGGTATGTTAATGATAAAGAGTGGAGTGAAAAAGTTTTAAGTAATAGTTCTACTCATGTTGTTATATACGATCATAAGTTTTTTGAAGTCTATAGCCATAGAGGTGTAGGAATAAGTAAAACCTACAACAACTTAGAAGAATTTTTAAATAATTAACAATGCTACTAAAAAAAGATAAACCAGACAACACAAAAAATGGTGAGTTAAAAAATAATGAACCTAAAAAAGAGGTTAAAATTTTAACAAAAAAAGTTATCAAAGAAAAAATAAATAATTTAGTAAAAACTAAATAATATTACTATATTTACAATTCTAAAGTTCTTTTGTGGTTTAAATTTTCATTTTTGACTAATTTAAAGGGTGCGGTTAAATACCGTATCCTTTTTTATTTAACCTTAACATCTTTAACCTCCGAACTACTAATATCAATATTTACATCAGTCTTAGCATACGCCCCACCTAATGCGGTAATTGCAGTTTGAATCTTAACTAATTCAGCATTTACTTTAACGATTGTATTTTGTAATTCTGTTTTTAAATCTTGAAATGCAACAATAGTTCTAGCATTTCCATTTAATTCGATGCTATCATCTTTTTTTATCCAAATATAACCTTGTTCAGAATTATATAATCTTAATTCCCCTACTTCTGCCAATTGATTTTCATTAACATATCCGATTATAATCGGTTCGCCATTTTCGGAAGTATCAGCATAAATAGCTGTCATGTCTTTTACAGGATTAGAATCGAATCCATAAGGTGAACATTCATAAGGTTCTTTGGCTCCGAATTGGTCTACCTTAACCATTCTCATACCATCTTCTGTCATTGTACTATCTACAATTGCATTTGTTATCATTGAAAAATATTTTTTGGACTACCTCCTGCATAAGCCTCTGGTAAATTACAACTAATTTCATACATATTACTTTCAGCATCAAATGATTTATTAATGCTTGTAACCATAAATTGAACAGGTTTAAATAATTTTAATTCATCATTTTGATATTCTATTAAATCACCTATTTCTAAATCTTGCCAATTATAAAAAGCAATTGATAATTTAATATTTTTAAGCTGGTCCATTAAGTAATTATCAACAGCCTGTTTAGTGTCTAAATCTTCACCACTAGACATTAATTTCACAGATACGCGTTTCGTATCTTGAACTAGATTATTTTCTATTACATCATAAAATTTACCTCTTACCTTTACTTTTGGACGTGGTGGATCGCCTTTTTTTCGTTTTGGAGGCTTTGGCATTGTTGGTTGCCTAAGAACATATAATTTTCGCTGCATACTTTGTCCATCAATATCAAATGATGCACCTATAGTATTTGTTTTATCGAAAATACCTTTACTTTTTATATTTGCTTTTGGCCTAAAAAATAATAATTTTCCATCTTGCTTATGCGAAATTATAATATTTCGTTGTGCTGCTAATTTGCTTAAATATGATTTTACAGAATCTTCTGGATTAGCAATTGATTTAGTAAAAACCAAATTCATTTCACGCGAAACAGATTCGTCAATAATATATTCAATTCCAAAATAAGGTAATATTTTTTTACAAATCTCGTTCAATGATTTATTAATAGATTCTAATGGATATAATTCATAAGGTATAGTGCAATCTTCTAAAATACCAGCTGTAGAGTAACCACTAATCACAACTAAATTAGTATTAGAATCTGATTGAAACGAATGGTTAATTATGGTCCCATTTAGAATTAATTTTTGATCATCAAATATTTTAATATTTTTAAAACTCAAAGGCGTAAAAATACTATCGTATTCTTCTTTATATTTTAATGAAATTTGAAAACTTGAAGCCACAGCATCCAATGAAGAATCTAAAGAAAATGATTCGAATAAATCAAAACTTTTATTATCTATTTTTATTGTTATCATACTAAATAAGTTATTTTCCTACCTTTTTTAACAATAAATAAATTTTTGTTTTTAATTCCATTTAATTCTCTAAAAGTATTTAAATTTTTATCTTCAAAATCAAGACCCATATATTTATGCGTCAATAAAATTAGATTAGTATCACTTTCAACAATATCAAAACGTTCTTGTTTAGCATCAAATGAAACATCGTATAAATAATATAAAGTATTAATTACGATTTCATTTAATGTAATTGCTTCTTGGAAATCTTGCTGAAAATTACCATCATCAACTTCATTTAAAAATAAATCATAAGTTTCAGATAGAATATTGAATTGTTCACGTACTTGCGAACGAGTGATAAAATCGTTTTCACCTGGCTTTAAAATTATTTGAGAAATTGCAGCAACAACAGTGCCTCCAAAAATTGAATAAACCATTTTATTTTTGGGTAAAATTTCCAAAATATCATCTAAAATAGCCTTAACAATATTCACGCGTGTTTTAATTGCTCCTTGTATATATGCTGGAAACTGAATAAGATTAGATATATTTCTAATAGCTTTTTGAGGTTCAGACAATAATTTATCAATACCACTCATTGCACCAGCTATAAAGCCTTTATATTTATCTATATTCGTTTTATCAATCAATACATCATATCTCGATTGTATTTTTGCGACTAATGATTTTAATTCTGGTTTTTGGTCTGGAATTAAATTAAGCGATCCAAATTCAATTAATTCAAAATTTTTTGATTCAATTAATTCTAATGGATAAACTTTTGCACTTTTTATTTGACCTGGCAAAATAGTTTCCCAAAAATCAATATTAAATACAACCGTATTTAAATCATCATTAATTTTATTTATAGATGCTGGATGTCCGTAAATTTCTCCAATAACAGGATGCGTAATTGTCCAATATCTTGGATCTTTTGAAGATTGTAAAAACTTTTCAGCAATATCAATATGATCATCACCTTGAAAAATAATATTTAAAGGTATTTTTTGCGATTTTACTTTTTTACGAGTTACTAAAGTTCCTTCTAATTCAATAAAATTAAATTCAGATACATTGAATTCTATATCTTGAGATGATGTTGTATATAATGGCTTAAAAATCTCATTATCTCCAGTAATAATTGTTAGCTCTATATTTTCTATATTATCTTTCCAACTCATAATTTAATTCCATATTTTTTACCAATTGTTCTACGTGCATTTTTTCTGAAAAATTCTGTTGTTTTAAAAGAAGCTTTAATAGCTGAAGGCATTAAGAATGGACGTTTTTTAATTCTTACACTTCTACCTTTTTTATAAGTATAAAGCAATCTTAATTTTCGTCTTTTCCCTCTTCCTACAGGTTCAGCAATATATTGCTTACCATTTTTAGCTTTAAATTTAAAATATCCGCCAGTATTACCTCTGTTTAAATTTAATTTACTAAGTTTCTTTTTACCTGTAATTTTCTTTTTATTACTCTTACTTATCCTAACAGTATTCAAAGGAATCATTGATTTTTTATCAATTGTCCCTCCTACTTCTTGCTTAGCAACTTTAAATGCTAAATCTCCCCATCGTGCAAATTGTTGATTATTTAATCCTACGCGACTTTTCATTGATTCTATTCTGTCAAATTTAGCTTTATCAACTAAAACACCAGTATTGAATATATTTTGACGTGGTCGTTCACGGATTGTAAATTGTTTATATGATAAATCTTTTACATTTTTTTTTGTTTCGAATGCTAAATCATTTAATGTTGATCGAGTAACAGAAGGAAATGCGCTTCTTCTAAACTGAATAAGCGCCCTTGATAATCTTCCTAATTCTGTTGTATCAACTCTTATTTCCATTTAACAGCCGTTTCATCAACTTGAATATAACGATCAATTGAATTTTTAGTGTATAAATTTACAACATTTTGTTTTATTTTATAAATAGATTCCTTACCTCCAGAAAAATTATATTTATATAAATCTTGACTTAAAGTATCTGCCATGATTATAAAATCATTATCCATAAAATAACTACTTGATCCACTAAATGAATTATCTAATGTAACATCTGAAACATGTTTTAACAAATTTGAACCATCATAATTAAACATTGATATAATATAAGGATTAAAAACATTACCTCCTTTATGAGAAAAAGCAACATTGTTTTTAAAGACATACATTTGAGCATTTGATGTTCTTAATCCTGGAGTTTGATTATTATCATTTATACCTTGAATTAATATTTCTTCAACATTATTATCCCCTCTTTTATATTTATAAAGATGCAGTTTATCATTAGATGAATCAATGCAAAAAATAAAATAGAAATCATTTAATAATACTATATCTCTAACAATAGTATTTACATCTAAAAATTGAGATAAATCAATACTAGAACCATCATTATAAATAAGTGTATTATTATCTAAATAATCATTTAGATTAGATGTAGAATAACTTAAAGGTACACCTTGTATGTTTAATTCTACTTTATCCTCATATAAATCATTATGAATTAAATTAACTGCTGTAACTTCATCTGAAATAATAAATAATAATTCATCACCAGAAAAAACTTGTTTATTAAAATTTATTATTTTACGTACACCTTTTGAATCTTCTAAATAAAATATTTTATTAAAATATTTTATTAATAAAATATTTTCTGGTGATTTTACGAATATTGGATAACGATCTGAAATAATATCAAAGTCAATATCTATTCTATAAACATTTCCTGAAACTTTTTCTAAAACACGATGAACATCATTTAATTTATTNNNNTCATTTAATTTATTTACATTTAATTTAAGTGCATCTAAAAATTGATATCCGTTGACTTCATTATCTTCAATTTCATTTGGAATAATACCTCTATCAACTAAAAACGCATAAATATTTGTAATAAAGTCCCCATAAATTTCTCGAACAACAGGCGTACCATCATTAGTATCTGTTTCGTTTAAGATAGTTGAGTTTGGAAACTTTACCAAATCTTGTTCTTTCGGTACTTGTAAATTTTTTATTGTGCGCATTAACCTGTATATTTTATAAACATTACTATTCTTGAAGGATCTAATTTATTTATTTCAGTTCCTGTCCCGCCAACATTTTCCGTTTCTGCATAAAAATCTGTTCCAGTTCTAATTCCTAATGAAGCTGTTTGTTTATTCTTAAACTTCATTAATTCAGTATTTATATTACTTGGTAAATTAGATTTATTTATTGTAAATGATTTCGAACCTGTTTCTTTCATTACAATATTAAAATCTGTATCATTTGGATCAAAACCAAAAATTGATTTTCCTCTAAATTCTGTTACCTCTTGATATCCTTCTGGAATTTCATTTGCTGGTTTCATCCAAAGTAAAGGCGTGCCGCCATTAACAATAGGAGTTATTATTTTATTCATAGTTCCAATAACACTTTCTAAATCGTTTAATCTATTTAAAAGATTTGGAATGTCAGAAGTTTCATAAATTCCAGATAATAAAATTCTGCTACCTTCGTTTACTAATCTTACTTTTTGACCGCTTTTAAATTCTCCATTAATAACAATTGTTTTTGAAAAGTTTGGAGTAACGCATACAGCACTATTTAACGAAATAGTTGAATCAAAATTAACGTTAAATATCATACTTTCATTTGTTTTGAAAATATTTAAAGGTGCGTCAAAATATATTGTTGTATTATCTTGCTTGGTTGCTGAACCAATATAATCATTCTTTACAGCAATACTTTTTACTGCATCAAAAAGTTGATAACCATTATTTACATTATCTGGTAATCCATTATATTTTAATCCAGCTTCACGCATGAATTTAGCGACCATTTCGTGTATGTCACCGTATACTGATTCAGAAATTGGTGTGCCATCATTTGAACCAGAATTATTTCTTATCCGCGCATCAGGGTAATTCGCTGGATCTGATTTATCTATATTTCTTTGATTTGCTTTATTTCTTGCCATAATTTATGAATTAAATAAAAACGCAACTAAATGCGCTGGTTTTATTTTTAAAATTAATTTTCTAAAATTTTCTAATTCTGAACCTTGTATTTTCGCTGGTTCATAAATTGAGTTTTTACTAGCAATAAAAAAAGTTGACCATAATTTATCGTTACCTCCATAAGTGTAACTTTCATTAATATCACTTTCATTTGCTATAACCATATAATTACTAGCGCCATGCTGTATATTTTCTCCATGCTGTATATTTTCACTATGCTGGTTAGCTGTACTAAGTCCTAAAATAGTGTCTGGAGAAGTATATGGGAATTTATTTTCGTATATTTTAGCATCATATCCGTATAAATCAATGATACTTTGCAAATAATAAATAGATTGCTTGGAAGTATTTCTTTTGTAATATTGAAATCTATTCAACAATACTTCTTTACTAGCGTCTAATGCAAATCTATAATTCCATAACTCTAAATCTTGATCATCAAAATTTTTATTATCTGGTATTTGCGAATCTAAAAAACTATTTGATATTTCAGTAGATGAAAGAATAGATTTATTTAAAACATCATTCAATCTATCAAAAATACTTCCTTCTTTCATCGCCCAAACACGACCAGTTGGATATAAGGATTTATTTAGGTTGGTTAAATTTTCCTTATCTGTTCCTTTTGATGGCCATTTATGTGGCGTTTTATATCCGTGTGGAGTTTTATATCCGTGAACTGTTGATTTCTCTGTAACTTTATACATTATGAATAAGTTATTTCTTGTAATACTGGAATATTAGCACGTGAAAATTGAAATTGTGTTTCTAAATTTCCATCAATATACATAGAAAAAGAATTGAAATAATTTGATTTTGATAAATTATCTAATGCAATCCCTTGTAATTGTCCACTACTTAAAATATCATTTCTATCACGGTCTAAATCTGCACCTTGAATAAATGGTCTAACAGTTTTTATATAATCTTTTAAGCCATTAAATAAATTGCTTTTTTCTTCTTCTGAACGATTATTTAATCCACTAATATTAATCGTTACATAACGAACAGAAATAGGCAATACCTCAATATTAGCTTGAATTGGTTTACGACCTCTTTCATTTATAGGTTTAGTTTGATCTGGATCTAATTCTATAACATCTTTAACTTCATCCATTAATGATAACGAAGGAGTGCCTTCTCCATCAACCGAGTCATCTGTTGTTGCTTCAACATAAATCTGAACTGTTCCGCTTTCATTTTCCTTAACATAAGGATAAACACGTTTTACACCTCGTGCATCACTTGCCCAAATACGATAATCACCTCTTGCACCTCCGAACGGTTCGATTTGAATTATATCTAATATTTTTTGTCTATAATCATCTGTGCTTTCTGGACTTGTTGGACGCGTTACAACTTCTTTTATCGTAATAACAGAATCAACACCTAAAACAGGTTCAGTTATATTCAATTGATCACCTACATTAAGCAAACTTTCTAATCCAGATTCTAATGAACGAATAGTAATAATATTTTCACCATTAACTAGTGTATATTCAGAATCTAAAATAAACATTTTACCAACATTTAAAGCTTCATCATTAGACTTAAATGTTAATTGATTTCTTAATTTAGAAACTTCTACACCTGTTACAACAGCTTTATAATATCCATCACTAGCTGGAAATGGATAACGACCTAAGAAAATATATCCTAATCTTGAAAGCATTCCCCCCTCACTCTCCGGATCAGCTGTATCTGGAAATGAATTTTTTTGAATATCATAAAGATAAAGATAAACTAATTTTAATTGCCCACTAAAAACAGCTGCTATAGCATCAACAACTAATTTAAGTTCAGTATCTTGAAGATTTAATTTATTTTTTAAATCTTTTTCGATTTGATTATAAATTTCTCGTATCGTTGGAATTGCTTTCATATTTACAAATATAACAAAAAACCACTTACAAATGTAAGTGGTAAAATAAATAATTAATCAAAATAGAGTTTTATGGAATGGTATTGTGTATAATAATAAAAAAAACAACTAAACACATTGCTGATTAGGTTCAACCTTATAAAAACCTTGTCAAAAGATTTATTGACGCTTATTGTTTTACTTTAACTCAATCCAACTCGTGGATATGTTTAGTTGTTTTAAATATTCACTGCACAGCAAATATAAGACAAATATTTTAAATTACAAATTTAATCGTAAATAATATCTAAAATTATTATATCGATTTTCATACTCCTATCCCTCCCATGATTGAATCATTAACCAAGCTAATTGAATATTAATAAAATTTTGTTTCATAGTTTTTTATGTTTTAATTACTAAATAATTTCGCTTAAAATTACTTCATCTTTTGAAATATCCCAAAGAATTTGAATTATTTTTTCTTGCTTGTTTAGTTTTTCGGTTAAACTAATCATTATCTTAAAACGATAAGACGATTCTAAAATTACATTTACAGTATAATTAGCGATTAAATCAATTGGTTTTAAATCATTTTTTACAGCTTGTAAAATCTTCAAACGACCAGACGCATTTAAAGTAACTGTATTTATTGTTCGCTCTGTTTCTGAATTAAAATTTAATTCAAGTAAAGAATTTCCCCACCAATCAAAACGCTTTTCGTTATCAAGTTCATTTCCTTTAGTAGATGCTTCTACATTACCTCCGAATAAACATAAGTAAACTTGATTATATAATGATGTTGTAAGTGCTAAATCATTGTTCAGTACTCTTAAATCGCCCCCGTCACCAGTTTCATATATTAATAAATCTCGCATTATCTTTGTCCATTTGTTTTAGTAATACTAACAGGTACAGCATTATTTGAATTTGTAACTTTTCCAACTCGATTAAAAGGATCATTAAAATTAACACCGATTTGAGTGCTTAAAGTATTATTGTTAGTCGTTGTTTGTTGCATTGTCGCCATTAAAGGACTGTTTTGTAACGTCGGTGCGTTTTCAACTTCCATATTACTGCGCTCTCTAATTCCTCTCAAAGCATTTAATCCGTTATCAGCGTATTTTCCGATTACTGGTATATCTTTTATTAGATTAAGCATTTGTTCAATAGGAGTAATTAAGAAATCTATAATACTTCTTCCTATTTCTTTTATCGCGCCTTTTATTCCTCCAGTTTTGAAAGCTTTTGTAACATTCTCCCAATATTTTGGAAGCTTCATTAATCCCATTATCAACCACCCAATAGGACCCATCAAAGCCAATATAGCTTGACCGAAATCATCAAAATAAATTATTACAATCGCAATAACCGCAATGATAGCGATAATAGCTAAAACAATCCAAGTACCAGGAAAAGCAAGAGCTGCAATATTCGCAATTGTTTGATACATTGCATAAGCTTGTAAGGCTATACTTATACCATATAAAGCACCCGAAATAATTAACAATGTTTTTGCTAGTTTAGGATTTTCTTTAATCCAATCAATAACAGCTGACAATATTGGTAATATCATTTCTAATAATTCAGCAAGCAATGGAAGTAATTGAGTTCCTAACGTTATACTCATAGCTTGAAAGTTATTTTCTGCAATCTTTATTTTCGCTGCAACAGTATCGTTTTTCGTTGCGTACTCCATTGTTAAAGAAGTTGCTTCTTGCATTGCTGTGTTTGATTGTTCTAGCCTTTGAGTATACAATTCACTTCCTGAAGCTAATAAACCTACAACTTTTGTTACTTCATTAGATTTAATTTTTAAATCATCTAATCTTTTTGCGATTTGAACAGCGTTCAATCCTTTAAATGATTTGGCAAATTGAACAGCAAACTGTGCTGGATTATTATTTAATAAATCTTGTGCTGATTTAGATGATATTTTCATTTGTTGAGCGAACGCGCCTACTTCTACACCAGCTTTAATAAGTAAATTTGTTAACCCACTCGAAGCAACTTCCGAATTTAATCCTAATTCTTCAAGTGTAGCTCCTAATGCGGCTGTTTCGGTGTATGAAGGTTTTAAGGCATCAGGTAAAGCACCCATTCTAAGTAAGAAATCATTCATATTACTTGCTGTTGCTGAACCAACAGATGATAAATGATTCAATACAGATCCAGTTCGTTGAAGTGATTCAGCTGGATTTAATGTTTTAGTATCTTTAAATAATTTATTTAATTTACCAACAGATGAAATCGCTTCTTCTACTCCTCCAGCATAATCATCGCCAAGAGCTACAGCAAATTCATTTGCTTGCTTTGTAAATTCAGCTAAATTTTCTGGAGCAATACCAAGTTGTCCAGCAATAGCGCCTATTTTTGTTAAATCATCAATCGACGACCGAGTCGTTTTTGCTAAGTCTAAAATAGAATTTCCGTAATCTTCGAGTTCTTTTCCTTCTAAGCCAGTTGTTTTTGCAACATCCGCTAATTGATCTTGAAACTCTATTGCAGATTTAGCCGACATGGTTAATGCACCCGCTATTGCTGTCGCTCCAATTGCTGCACCTGCTGAAACTCTATTTAGTGTCTTATGTAACTTTTCATTTTTCTTATTGATATTATCAACAACTTGTGATATTTTATCAATCCCTTTAAAAGTTACTGGAACTATTAAATTCGCCATATATTATTTTTTATTTAAAGCGTCGTTTTGTTCCTTTACATCATTATACCAAAAGATTATACCCATTGAATCAATATCATCATAATATAATTCATTTAAAACAGCTGGAGATGCCCAACCGAAACACCTCGCAACTGATTTTTTTACAATATTGATATGATTAGCATCTTCTGGAATACTTACAAAAAAATTGACATCAATTCAGTAAGAACCATTGTATCTGTTTTATGCATCTTATCTAGAATAGCCTTAGGAACTCCTCCGATATAAGATAATAACTGATTATTCATTTTTAACAATTCAGTTTTCATATTGATTCCTTTTGTCAATTTTTCCATTTCTAATGTTGGAATACGAGTTTTAATTTTTAATTCTTCGTATGCTATTTCATCATCATCATTTTTAATCGTATGAAATAATTTAAAAATTGGTTTTTCTTGAGTTAAATCTAAATTACCCATGCAAATAGCATAAACAACATGCTTATAATTTTCTTTAATTTCTTCATCAGTTCTTTCAGTTGGTAATGAATCATTTGACTCAATTAACTCTCTTAAATCAACCAATGCTAATTCTTCTGTGATTACATAATTTTTTTCCATAATTATATTTTTCGTTTTTACAAATATAAAAAAAATCCCTTACATAATATAAAGGGTTTAAAATATGATTATTGTTTAATAAGGCTTTCATTTGACTTTTACCTTATCAATCGTTGGTACTTCTAATCCTAATTCGTGACATTTATTTCTAATAAGCATCCATGCACTTGTTTTACTATTGGATTTAGCTTCAAATCCATGTAAAGAATCTGTATATATCTTTTGTTTCATTTGATGGTTATTTGATAAAACCTACCATCGGTAAGACCGATAGCAGGTTGAATGTTTATTTTTAATCTTCTACACTCATTTCTTCAACCAATCCGTCAATAGCATCATCAATATCAGAAATGTATTGTCCAATAATTTCTAAGCTATCGTTCGTTGATTCATCAATGAAATTCTCATTTTTCGATAAAAGTTCCAATGCTCCTTTAGCGCCAGAAAGCATATCGATTTTAATAGAAGTAAAAACTACTTCTTTTTGATCTTCATCAACTTGAATTGATGATTTGATTTCATTCTCAAATGATTCTAATAATTGTTCTATCATAGTTCTAACCTTTCTTGTTTACTTTCAAATAACTTTTCAATTCTATTTTTTTATTTGGTTATTTTCTTTTACAAATATACAACAATACTTTAAATTACAAATAAAATATAAAATATTTTTAAAATAAAATAAAGCGTAACCAAAATTAATTGATTACGCTTAACAAAACCTAAATAAACTTATAAAAAAACTTTATGAAATTTTACTTAATTTGCCACTACCAGCAATTTTTAATGTTTGCTGTGCTGTGTTTGTATCTTCGTTTAAATCACCAACTGGAATACCTTTTCCTGTAAAAACAGCACCAGAAATATGAGAAAAAACCCATGTGCCTAATTCAGAAGATGCAGTAACATTATTTAAATAATCTGCTTGTTCACCTTCAAGATCAACTGCTATAGGTCCTTCAGCATTCCATAGTGTATTATTCTTTTGCTGAATGATAGTTCCGTTTGATGTAACAGAATTAGCATCGTCGTTAGTACGAATACCTCCTCTATTTAAAGTCCAAGATTCATTTGCTTTAGGATCAAATTTCATATCTCCAAACTCTGGATGTGAACATGTGACTTCTAATAAATCACCTCCAATATATTTTGCCATACTTTTATTTTTTAAAAATTAAAATCCTGCTTCAACATCAGTTGATGTAATACGTGCAATGCCAGTTCTTCTATATCTAAAGAATGTATTAAATCTGTTTGGATTGACAGAATCAATTTCAACCATTAAAGAATCTTTTGAGAAATCTGGATCATTAATTAATGCACGATTGTTTAAATCATCGAAATAACCCATTACAATTGCTTTCCATTGTTTAGGTTTGATCGCATTTCTAGAATCCGTATACGAATTGTCCTTTACAATTACTCTATCTCTTAGATTAGAGTTTTCTAGTTTAGAATAACCAAATTTAATATTCCAATCAATATTAATATTTCTAGGATAAGAAAATTGATATGGATTTTCGCCTTCAGTATGATAAGTAGTAACTAAATCTTGAATTTTGTACACTCCTTTATCTAATGTAACCGTTGAAACCCCACCTTTAACCAATACGTCACGCACGTTGTAATCCTTCATTTCACCGATAACACCGTTTGAAGGCGATGGTAAATCTGGATAAGTCATTGCATTTACATCAAGTTCTGGAGTGTCTTGCGCTGTACGAGCAAATAATAAAACAACGTTTGCAGCGATTTCGTACTCCATTGCTGGCGTCATAGGTGCAACGCAAATAACATTTGTTAAGTTGTTTTCTCCATTGTTTGCAGATGCTAAGTTTAACAAATGTTTTCTTTCGTCTAATTTAGATCCAGCGAACGCTAAAAACGGTTTAAAAACTAAAGGATTGTATAATCCTGTAGGATTATTTAAATAATTGATTCCATTAATATCTTGCAATAAAGACATTGCTTGATATCCATAAGTATTTAAAACAATCGTGTACCAATCTTGACCAAAATAATTTGGTAATTCTGAAAAATCTGCTAAACCAGTTCCTTCTATTGCTTCAGTTTGAGCATAAGTGATTCCAGTATCTACACCATCAGTTAAAAATTCAATTTCAATTCCTTTAGAAACTTCTCCTTTGAATTTAGATGTAAAAACAACTGTATTAGTTGTTGCTACTGCATCATAAGGACATCCAATTACTTTACTAACTGAATTAGCAATTTTAGTTGCTATTTGTGTTGCAGTGTCGTCTTTTGAAACTGAAAAAGAATAACTTTGAAAATCTAAACTTTCACGCCCTGCAATTTTCACAACATGAGTTGCATTTTGTGTTGCTGTACCTGTTACAGAAAAAGTTTTACTTGTTGCTGTCGCTTCTTCTAAAGCCTTTTGAGGAATTACAATAGTTGGAATGCCACCAACTCCATCACTTGTTGATGGACGTAAAATTCTCATCACAGAATGTAATGGAGAACCATATCCAAACAACTTACCAGCGTCTTCTGCACTTGTTATTTCTTGTGGATCAAATGAAATTAAAGATTCATTAGCAGTATTTGCTTGACCAATAATAACAATTCGTTGTGGCAAATTTTCCGTTTCGTTTGATGGAAACAGTTTACCAATTTTATATCCTGTTGTACGGCTCAATCTTTCAGAGCCTACTGCTGTTGATATTGCTGTCATTAATTTTTAATTAAATTTTTTAATAAACTTATAACCTTTGTCTGTTAAATCTAATTTAACATTTGTATGATTTTCCAACAAAGGCACTCCTAATTCATACATTGAACTTTCATATATGCGATAATCTAATGTAACTCGACACATTCTAAAATAATCAGAATCTTGTTTATAAACTTCTGTATCAAATTGAAGATTATTAACACTTCCTCCTCCAATAAATCCAAGTGGAAAGCCTAATGTTTTATATTCGCTATTGTTGAAAATGTAACAAATTTTACCAGCAATTTCTTGAATTAAACTTGCGTTTTTTGCATCAACGTAAACATCAATAAAATATGTAGTTACTCCTTCTTTCGATTTTTCGTTAAAACTTCCGAAATCTTGAACCGAACACATAACATTGATTTGAATATTTTCATCATTTCCAAAAGGTGTTGAACGCTCCCACCAAACCCAATTATCAAAATCATCATACTGATTACTTAATTCATCAGTTAAAATAGCGCCGATTTGCTTGCCACAAATAATAAAATTCTGATCTGGTATATTATAATTAAATTTCGGCATCTATAATATTTTTTACTCCTTCTGGAATATTAAAAACTCCGTTACCTAAAATAAACACGATCATACCTAAACTTTCATTTGGATAAACTTCTTTGACTTGATATTTTTTATAATTATTAGTAGAATCCTGAACAATAACATAATAATCAATTAAATTGACGTTTCCGTTTTTTCCTCGTGTTTCGAATCCTAATTCTTTTATATCTTGTTCAATTAAGTTTAAGTGTACGTTTTTCGCATTAATGGGTGATCCATCAGAATCAAATTGAATCCAATGTTTAGAAGTTAAACCTTTTAGCTGGATAAAATCCATAGACAAAGGATTTATTAAGAAAACATCATTTTGAAATCCTAACTTTGTAACAACGTGTTTAGCGTCTTTCCTTGCTTGTGCTAAAAGGTTTCCTACCATTATTTATTGTTTTTATCTTCTGCTTTTTTCTTCTCTTTTACAAGTTCAATATATCCTAACTTTTCTAAAGTTTTAGGATTTGAAGCAAAAGCAATACCATCAACAATATCCCCGTATTTTGCAACTCGGTTGTTTTTTAACGCAACCGAGATAACAATAACTTTATACTTGTTCATATTAAGCCAATACTTTTAAAGTGTAGATTTTATCAACTGAAACAGGAACTACTACAGGAGCTGAAGAAACTTCGTGCATCCAATTCATAACCTTTTGATCTACATAATCACGTTGGTAAAACTCTCCAGCAAATTCCCCGATAAATTGAGCACCCGTAGCCGCTTCCTCAAATAACGCTGGTACACTTGCATAAGCTGTAACACCTTCGAAGTCGTTAGGGATTAAAATAACCTTGTCAGCATCAATGTAAGGAATAGATTTACCGTCTTTATCTTCGTAAGAATCTGCATAAGTCATTAAGTTAAGAATAAAATCACCTACTGCTATACGTCCATGATATGTAAATCCTGCATCCTGTGCTTGTGGCATTGTGATTTCTAAACGATTTGCACGTCTATAATCATTTGCTTCTAATAATTTAGCGTCACCAATGATTAAACCTAATGCTTTTGATCCAAAAATTCCCATAATCTCTTGACCGTAAGAACGACCTTCTGAGCGTAAAAATTCAGCACCCGTAGTTAAATCACCAATAATGTCAGCGTCTGAAGCATCCCATTTTCTTGCAACTACTTTAATCGAATCCGCTTTTCGACCAAAATCAATTTGATCCTGAGATGCAAATGTTAAGATACCTGTCTGTATTACATCAGCACGCATTTTATCAACAGCTCTTTTGATTTTATTACGCAATAAACGCAGTTTTTCTTCAGCGTCTGCAAATAAATCTTGCACCGCAGCGTTATTTCCGAATTGATTTCTAACAAAAGCATATTTATATGCTTCACATTGTGTGATGTCGAATCCTTCACGGAAATAAGGAGGTAAAATAACTTTTTCTTTACCTTCTTGAAATTGGTTTAATCTTGCATCTGTACAACGTTTAATATCAACAGCCACCTTACGACCGTTACGCATAACGTGTACTTTTACGTATTTACTTTTCGCTACTTTACTAGGGAAAAGCGCACCTAACCCGTTAAAAGGATCTTGGTTATTATCTCTAAAACTCCCAATTAATGCAGCTGTAAACTCTGCCTGGTGTAATGTTTTATCTATTGCCATTTTTATATTAGTTTATGTCCGCAAATTCAAAATGAAAACCTAAATCTTCCAATTTATCTCTCAATGTTAATCCTGTTTCACCGATTAAAGTGTCTAATGTTACACCTGAAGGGAACGTTAAGTTATTTTCAATAACTGTTCCTTTGGTAGCATAAGCTAAAGCGCCTGAAGTTTCAACGTTTGAAGCTGAAATTCCCACAACTTTTGCAATATTAGCAGCCGTTAAAGCCTCAACAATTTTAGCTGATTTTCTAGCTACTAAACCACCATAAACCACAGCATTAGCCGTTGTTTCGTTATTTTGAAAAGAATTGTCAAAAACAAAAACTTTTTTATCTGAGTATTGAGCTTCTGAATAAGAATTATTCGCTCTTATAATATCTACTGCCATTTTATATGTTTTTAAATATCAAATCTCTCTTTAAAATTTTTCGCTAATTCTTCTTGAGATTGTGGCGCTCCTGATTCTGGAACTTCAATTGCTTCAGCTGAATCCGCTTGAAAATTAGCTAAATGTTTTTGTTCGTTAGCTTTTACGAATAATTGTTCTCTAATTGCATTAGAGATAGGCTCGTTTGATTCGATACCTTTACTCACGACTTCTAAATCTGTTTTAGAATGCGCCATCCATGCACCAACGCGATCTGCTTCAGATTTTACACCTTCAGAAAAAATAGCGTTATAAGTTTCAGGATGATTTTGTTTTAATTCTGATACTGTCATTTTATTATTGTTATTAATTAATACACTTGTTGTTTTTTGTTGTAATTCAGAAACAACTTCTGAAAATGATTTTATTTCATCAATATATGTACCAACTGCATCTTTGGCGAATACAATTCTACCATCATCGAAATTAGTTTCTTTTAATTGAGGTCGATTAGTTTTAACTAAATTAATAAATCTTTCATTAATAGGATCAAGCATTTCAGAAACTATCATCTCATAGTTATCTGTGTTTATTGCATCCTCGAATGATTTATTTTTCATAACAGATTTAGTCGCATATAATCTAACGGTTTTATAACCATCAGAATCTACACTTTCATGTGCTTTACCTTCGAATTCAATCATCGTTCCAACCGATCCAAATCCGTTCATTTCATGACCAGAAACAACCTTAGAACATGCCGAGATAATCCCATACATTGCAGAATAAGCGCACCCAGCTTGTGGGACATACGCAATAACTTTTTTTCCTAAGTCGTTTTGAATATAACTAATTGCATCAGTCATTATTTCAACAGCTCCAGACGCTCCACCTCCAGAATTAGCATATAAAATAAAAGATTTAATTCGATTATCTTTTGCCATTTGAATTGCTTCAGCTGATATTTCTCGCATTCCTTTAGTTGATGAAGTAGAATCTGAAATAATAACACCATTAATGTTAATCAATCCTATACCTTCAAAATCTTCTGAATTATCTAATTGATATAAATTTTGAACTAATTTAAAATCTGATAACGTACTAACAGAGTTTAATTGTTCTTCAGCTGTTTGATGATTTCCGCTTTTAACAGACTTCAATAAAGAGGTTAAGGCTGAATATGTTAAACCATCAACCAACCAAGCTTGCGAATAAATCTCTCTTGCTAAACTATAATTATAATTCATATTTTACAAATATAATAAAAAATTTTATTTATCTAATTTTTTAGAGATAATATCGCTACTATTTTTTAATAGTTTTTCTATTTGTTCTAAGATTTGATAAGAAAATGCTCCAGCCATTGAAACTATCGCATAAATTGCATCGGGATTAATATCTGTATAATTTCGAAGTAAAACGCCCGTAACCCATCCGAGACACATACTCACGAACACCGTGCGTAAAAACATACCTAAACTCATTTTTTTCCAAACTGCTGTCATAATTGAACCTATTGCACCACCTATCACAAAATATACACCAAACTTTTCTCCTTTTGTTTCAAGGAAGTTTAAAAACATTTCTAATAGATATATTAAAGAATCTAAAAATCTCATGGAAAGTTGTTAATTTTAACAAATATATAAATATAATTTATTAAAAGTTAAATAAATTATCTATTAAATTTAGGTAATCCAAACTTCCAAAACAATATCAAAGCAACAACGATACCAATAATTAAAATTATAGTAAAATTCCAATTAAAACCTGTTGATTTGTTTTCTTTAAATTTATCAGCTTTAAATTTTGATTCATTTATTTTATTTTGATTTTTAGAATCAGATTTTACACTTGTTTTTTCGTTAATAAATGAATCTATTTTATTATTTAAAGTTGAATCTTTTTTATTTATTTCAGATTTATTATTAACAGATCCTTTTCCTTTTGCAGTAAACCCGTTTTCAGTTAACTGAAATTCAAAAACATCATCATTTGTTAATCCATTAAATGAAATATCGTATTTATGTTTAAATTCTGATTGTTTACTTTGAAATGAATTATCTATTTTTATTAATTTGTCAATTTTTACAATTGAATCAACTTTGTTTGTTTTTATTTCAGACTTTATTATACTCTCTTTTGATTTTTCTACAATGTTTTTTGAAGTACGACACCCATAAACAGATATGAGTAACAACAATGCAATTAACATTGTTGTTACAGAAATAATTTTTCTATGATTAAAACCACTTTTCATACTTCAATGTTTTATTAATTCTGTCTTGCAATCCATTTGTTCCGCCGTTTATTCTCTTAGTTAAAACAGTTACATCTGTAATATTCCAAAGATTATTTTTATCAAAAAACCAAATAGCACTTTCAATATAAAACTCTTTCCAAACTAAATCAGGGTTAAGCATTATTTCATTTGGCTTACAAAGTCCTTTTTGAACTAGCCAATTTTCAAACGATTTGTAATTATCACGACCAGTTAATTGAATTGCTCCACGACCTCTAAAATAATACCCATCATTTGGGTTTTTATTACCCATTCTTCCACCATAAACTCGATTACCAATTTCTTGTGGTTTATTAGCATATCTGTTAACATTTGTTAGGTTAAAATATTTAGGAAATATTTGTAATAAACGTTTTGCTGAATAGTTTAAATTTTCTTCTTTCAATGTTAAATCTCCACTTTCATGACAAACTTGTCCGAAAAATTCTGCTGGATATTTTATTTTAAAAACTTGAGCAATTTTTTTTGCTGTAATAGGACCGAAACCATCAGTTGATAATCCGTATTTTTTTTGAAAATCAATAAGCATAATAATAAATTTATAATAAAAACAAATATAATTATTTTTATCTAATTAAATTAATTATATCAACTTCAAATATATAAGTAAACTTTATAAGTGTTTTAATACTTATATTTTGATACACACCTCTTTCAAGTTCAGAAATTATACTTTTATCGCAATCAGCTAAACAAGCCAAATCGAATTGAGATAATTCATTTTCACACCTTAAGCGTTTAATATTTTCACCTATTGTTTTCATACATAGTTTAGTAGTATTAAGAGTTTCTAAAAAATTACACTCCTTCATGAATATAAAATTAGTTATAAATTCAATTAGTTTATAAGGTTATAACCTTACATATTAAATACTTACACAATATAATTTTATGATTATTAACAATTAAAATTTTATATTATGAGTATTAGTACAGGAGCAACTGACGTTGTGGGTGGTGGAGCTGGTTACGGATTCGGAGGATTCGGAGGTATTGCACCAATTGGGTTAATAGGCCTAAATACTTTTTTAGGCAACGGATGGAATAACGGATGGAATCAAGGAGGTTTTAGAGATGGAAATCCAGGCACAACTGTTTTAGAACAAAATGTATCTGAACTTAGAAAAGATGTGCAAGGTGTAAACACAACAGTTGAAGCATTAGGAAATGAGATTGCACAAAGTCAATTTAATCAAACAATGGATAGCAACAATAATTTCAGAAACTTAGATAATCGTCTTTGCGATTCTGAAAAAAGTCAATTACAATCGGCTTACGCACAATCTTTACAAGCGTTTCAAAATACACAAGCAATACAAAGTCAATTGTCAGCAATGCAAACAGCGAACGACTTACAATTTTGTTCTGTTAAACAGCAAATAAATGCTGATGGTGACGCTACACGTGCTTTAATTACACAAAACTTAATTGATGATTTACGTTCTCAATTGACAGCTGAAAGACGTGGACGAGATAATCGTGAAATTGAAATAAATGTTAGTCAAACAGCAACTCAAACTCAAAATCAATTACAAGCACAATTGCAATCGCAAAATCAATTCTTAGCCACAATGTTAAATAGTTTAGGTGATCAAGTGAATAGAGCAACAAACAGCGTTGTAAATGTTGGGAGCGGATTGGTTGCTGGGAGTCAAAGCAATTCTAATGCAAATACAAAAGTTAACTCGTAAATCTTATTGTTATGAAGGCTTTTTTAGAAAAATATATGGATTCTTTCGATACAAAAGAAGCTATAAAAATGATAAACAATAAATTATTAAAAGCTATTGAGTATTCAAAAAAAGACGAGGAAAAAGCTTTTAAATGTTTAGCTGAAGTATCAAATATGATTGATGATTTATTCGATCTTAAAGATGTTGATATACATTCGTATAAGAGGATGTAAAGAAATAGCCACTTAATTAAGTGGCTATTTTTGTTTTATAAAAGAATATTTTAACAATTCCTTTAGTTGACTTAGTATTTGTATTTTATCTATTTAAACAGATAATTGTTGTCCTGAAGCTCTGTCTGCTGTTAATTTTTCATTTAGTTTAGCTTTTAATTCATTAACCAATGTTATTGCAGTTTCTAAATCTGACGCATATTTTGTGTAAAATTATGATTTTTAAAATTATTTGTTAATTGCATAATGTTTTATATTTTATACAGATAAAATTCCTGCACTCCTAAGTTTAGTTTTTAAATCTCTTAACTCTGTTAATATTGCTTGTACCTCTGTTTGTGTATATGTTTCACTTAGAGGGGTAGCTATATCCGCAGAAGGTTCTGCTTGATTTACCAAGCCTTTTATTGTAATACTCGCATTAGGTACATTGAGAGAATACCATGCACCATATGCAATTGCTCCACTATATTGTCTATATGATATTCCTGTAGTACCTATCAAAATTTGTCCACCTATAGTTGCTCCACCAAATGAAATTAAGCTCCTTGCTACACCAATATTTGTAGGTATATCTGTCGCAGTTGTTGTACCAATTGCTATAGAATAGTTACCTCTAGGTAAATCATTTAATTGACCACTGTAACCTACAGAATTTGTAGGTGTTAAATATGATGAACTAAAATAACTAATATCTATTGGTATCTTATCTCCTGTTGTCCAAGTATTTGCAAAATGTATTTCTTTTGTTACTATAGATCCAGTTCTTAATACTTGGGTAGTATTCGATGAATCTGTTTGATTTCCAAAAACAAATAATTGATTAACATTCATGTATGTTAATCTTATACTTCTAAATGCTGTTGTTCCTAATGGGCAAATAAATTTATTATTAACTATTGTAAGTATATCAATTAGACCTTGATTAGTAGAACTTCCTGTAATCCAAAGTGTTGATGCTGTACTCATTTCATCAAATCTAAAAGTATTATTACTAATATTTACATTCTCAAATCTTCTTGTGTACACAAAACTAGGTGAATTAGAATAAGCAAGTATATAAGGATAACAATTTTGGAATGTATTACCTAATATTTTTACATTTTTAGAATTAAGTAAATTCAAACCTATAGGAGCACCACCACTTAATGAAGCAATAGGATATCCATAATAATTATTTTCAACTACTAAATCATCTATAAATTGAAAGTCTTCAAGTGGGTATTTAACAGAAGTTGTTTCTGTTGTGCTAACGTATGTATTCCCTGATGATTTTACAATAGTAATATCTCTATTAGAAAGATTTAAATCATCTCTACTATATGTGCCTTCTATATGAACCATTTGATTATTGTTTTCAAAATAGTTATCTGTTATTGTGTATGTTCTTGTAACTGATAACTGATTATTAGAAGTTTTATCTTCAAAAACAATTATATAATCTCTACATTTTACAATGTTATTCGTAAATATTACATTTCTAGTATAATTAAATAGATCAAAAACTTGTTTTGATACTTGTCCATCACCTGAATCAATTCTACCAATAGCTTCAATGTAGTTATTCGATATAATTATATTTTCGGATGCTGTTGTATAGTCATCTGTTATACCTGCTTGTATTTTAAAAACCCTATTAGTTTCCTTTGTTTTAAAGGTATTAGCTATTATTTTAACATTGTTTACTCCTCTTAAACTAACTACGTCATTTTGAACATTAAAAATAGGTAAACCCGTAAAATCTACATTAAATGTATTATTTTCTATAAGAATATCTTCCAAAAGAAAACTATTGTAATTTATTATAGCTATTCTACAATCTATAAAAGTGTTGTCTTTTATGTGTAATTTATCTATTTTTTGAGTGTTTGTAGAAGAATAAAGAATTGCTATAGGTGCAGAATCACTTGTACCAGTTTTAGACATTCTAAACTCTAACCCTTGTAACTTTAGACTATTTCTAATGATAAAAGCTGTAGAACCTCTCCCTCCTCCTTGTATTATTGCTCCATCAGATATAATATCTGAAAAAATATTAACTTGGCTTGTTACTAAATATGGTGTATTTGATTTGGAAAAAAATAAAGGTAAACCTACACTATCTGAAAAAACAGAAGCTTTTTCTATTTGTGTAAAATAACTTATTGTTGTTGATGGTATTACTCCAAAATGTCTTACATCTATACTTTCTTCAAAAATTGCTTCCCATATTCCACTAGAATTAGATATTATACTACCTCCATTATCAACACCTTGTCCATTAACATACTTGTATTTTAAAGAAGGTTTATCTCCAATCTCATAATAACCTAATAATTCAACAATTTGCCCTTCATATTCTCCTTGAGTGTTTCTTAATTCTGCAATATTATTAATTTTTTTAACTGCATACTTTTCTACTGCATCTGATTCTACAGGCTTATAATTACCAGGAGCGACAACATCTGTTTTATCAGTTGCTCTAATATCAAACCAATCCTTTGACGTGTCATTTGGTTCTGAATTTAAACCTGTAACATTTTGCCATAATTTATTATTATGATTTACAGTATCATTTGGCTTATAATTTCTAAGCCTGTGCCAACTCTCCTCCTTGTTCAGAAGTTTTATCTTGTGCTGCATAATTTTTATTAATATATTCTTGTTCGTTATTTATTTTTTCTCTATTTTCCCACCAATCACCAATATTCAAAATTTCAGTAGCTTGCTCTTTTGAAATCAAATCTTCTTCAATCATTTCTCGAACTGCTTTAACTTCTTTCAACGGATCTATATGTGGCATTTTTAAACCTTGAAATCTTGCAGTTGTGAAAGCTTCTAAAGCCATATAGTTTTTTTCTCTTAATGCTTTTTTAAATCCATTTGATGGTATTTTATTTTTTAAGATTTCAAGTTCCAGCCATAAATTGTATATTGGTTTATAAAAAGATTCTGATAAATCTTCTCTTTTTATATCAATAATGTATCCCCAATTATTAATCGCTGCACGTGATGCACTGTAATTTGAATTATACATTTGTTTTGCTACTTCTGGAGGAATGTCCATTGCTGAACATTCTTGTTCAAAAATAGCGTTGAAAAATTCAGGATAATTAACTTCTTGATCAGATTCTAATGATTTCAAATCTGAATCTTGCGGCATATTAATAACCGTTTTTTGTGTTGTCGCTTGAATGTTTTTCCTTACAGTCTCAAAATCTACTTTTTCGCCTGCGTTTCCTTGAACCGCTGCAATTTTAGCTGCTAATGGATTTTCTCCATTTGAATGCGTTCCATGAGTAATTGCATAAGCTATTTTAGCGCGTTCTTCAGCACTCGTTACGGTTGCTTCTGTATATCGTTTTAAAACACCATCCTTTTCTAAAATAGAAGAAATTTCCGACATACCACGCACGTGATCGATTCTAGCTTTTGAACCATAAACCAACCAAGCTAATTTTCGTCCTGTTTTTTTGCCATAAGCGTCAATTCGATCACCATTTTTTAAATGATAAGCAGCGTGTTTTCCTTTTTCATCTCTCTCAACACCTTTAGTTATTGTATTTGATTCAGATAGTTTTTTAGAGTTTATTGAACTGCCTAAATGAGATCCATCAATAACTTGTACTTTTAGATTATTTTGTTTATCTATACGACAAACAACCAAACAATCACCACCAACAAATGCAGTTGTAAACGCATCTAATGCTAATTTATGAAGTGACTTTTGTTCTGAATAATCTGAAAGTTTTGATTTAGACCATACCTTAAAACGTGTTTCAGATAAATCAACAAAGTTTTTTAAATCTTCATTAATTCCTTCACTTTTTAAAACATCAATATTTGGCTCTGCTTTTAAAATCAAACCTTGACCTACTACAAATTTAAAATACTTACTAGATATTGATTTAATAACATCACTTGTAAGCATCGCTTCGTTTGCTCTATATCGAATTATTTCTTCGTTAGGTATTAAATTTATTGGATTGCCTAAAGAACCAGCGTTTAATTCGCCATCATACGAAACATCTCTAACAGTGCGTGGAGTAGTTAAAACTGAACTTTGTTTTTTATTGAAAAATGATGATCCGAAAAGTTTATCTATTAAATTCATATTATCTTCTTAATACATTATAATCAACTAAACTCATTACACGACCTTTTAATCTATTTACATAAATTTGACGAATAGATTCTAAACTAGACAAAGCTATTTTAAAATCGTTGCTAGTTCTATAAGCGGTGCGTATTTTTACTTGGCCATCTTCGAATTGATATTCACTAATAGAAGGATCATTATTTGTAACAGCATCTAATTGCTTTAAAATTGTCATTTCAATTAATTGATCTATTGCGTCTAATCTTTCTTTATCGCTTTGCTTCTGCTTTATTAAGTATTCACTGAATTTAGTATAATAACATACTTGCATATATTCTACTTTTTACAAATATATTAAAAATAATTATATAAATTTTTAAAACTTTTATTTGTAATTTAAAATAATGTTGTATATTTGTGAAATAAAATAAATAATTATGTTAGTAAAAATTCAAATTAAATCAATTTTTGGAAAAGTATTATTCGAGTTAGAAAGAGAAAATAATACAATTAGAGAAACTTTAGAAGAAGCTGTTAGAGTAGATGCTAACCTTAGAGATGCTAATCTTATAGGTGCTGACCTTGGAAGTGCTGACCTTGGAAGTGCTGACCTTAGGGGTGCTAATCTTAGAGGTGCTAATCTTAGAGGTGCTGACCTTGGAAGTGCTAATCTTGGAGGTGCTAATCTTAGATATGCTAACCTTAGAGATGCTAATCTTAGAGGTGCTGACCTTGGAAGTGCTGACCTTGGAGGTGCTAACCTTGGAGGT